TTTTATAATAATATAGGTATTGATATATCTCCTATTTATAATCCAGATTATTTTGGTACTATAAAATATGATAAAAAACAATATAATTCTAATCTTTTAAAAATGTCTTTTATAAAAAGTTATAACAATATTAATTATTATAAGATACATTTTCTTGATAGAAAGATTAAAACATATAATATAATCAGACAGATACCTCGTCAAGTTTATGTTAATCTTCAAAAAGAATATAATTCAGAAGTTGCATCTTTTATATTAAAAGGTAATTCATTTAGTATAGGTAATGGTTTAGGATGTCTCAAATTAGATGTCTTTAGAAATCCGAGAGGAAATACTTCTAAAACTATTGACTGGAAGTCTTCATTAAAACTTAAAAAAGAACTTGAAGATGCGGGTTATGAAGTTATGTCTAAAGATAATCCACATGGTATGCAATATGTTCTTTTTTATGATAATACATATTGTAATACATGGCTTCATTGGGAACGACGTAATTCTAAAATTGTTCATAAATGGTATTATAAATTTATATTCGCACAGAATAATAATTACTCTATAACTGCACTTAAATATAATGATATAGAAGAGATATTCAATGATAAACGAATTGGTATAACAGAACGTTTGTCAGCTATTAATATATACTATCCCGAACATATTAAAAAATTAATGAAATATGAATGATTCAGCTGTTTATATAAATAGTAAAGTTCTTATTGCAGAACTTTATAATGATTATAATATACAATCTTCCGATTTTATTCAGAGATTTCCAATATGGTGTGCTAATGCTTTAGGGTATTTAAAAATACATCAAGCATATGTTGATAATGAAATTAAAGGTGATATTATAAATAATATGTTTCAACTTCCTGATTATTGTCGAGGAGTTGATTCTGTTATTATAAATAACGTAGAAGCTACTTTAAAGTTTAGTCTTTTTGATAAAGATTCTACTTCAACAATTAATCATATTCCAGCTTTATCTCCAGTTGGAGATTTTAATAAATCTGATATAACAGATGTTATTGAATCTCCTATTGTAAAAGAAAATAATGTTAAAGATAAACCTGTGTATTGGGTTTCTAATAATTGGATACATACTAATATAAATCATGGAGATATAGTAGTAAGATATAGAGCTATACCTTATGAGTATGATAGTGAAACTAATATGACATTTCCTCTTATATATAATGATGAACTTCTTAAATTGGCTATTAAATTATATGTTTTAAAAATGATGCTTAATCGAGGTTATGTTCATCCTATACAAAATCTTAAAGATAATAATCCTTTTACTAATCCAGCTCTTTATCTTGAACAAATTAGATTTAAAGTTAGAACTTCTTGTAATAAATTTACTAAAGATAGAAGAGAAATATTAGCTAATATTAATACGACAATGTTATGGAAATAAAAGGTTTAAACTTAGATTCAGCACCTCTTATCTCTGAAAATAAGTCTCTTAGATTTGCTAAAAATATTTCAGTTCATTCTTCTCTACAATCGTATATTAACGAAGCTGGTTTTAAACCAATAGGTAATATATATAGTAATACAACAGATATTCTATGTGGTATTATAACTACTAATATAGGATTTGTAGTTTTTATTAAACGTAATACTTTAGGTTATATAAATTATTATGAAGTAACAAATGATGAAGTTGTATTAAAAAAGAGTATATATGCTTACAATTTAAATTTCGATGAAAATAGACCTATAACAGGTGACTATACATATAATTATAAAAATGAATTAATTATTACATTTACAGAAGGTATTTCAGAGGAAGCTAATGAGACAAGAATTATTAATATAAATAATCCTACTTCTCGTGTTGAATCTTCAGAAATACATGTTCAATTAAATACGTCCGAAGTTTCTTTATTAAATATAATTCCAGATGTAACATATCCTACTTTAAATTTTAAAGTATTAAATAGTGGAAGTTTAAAAGCTGGAGCTTATCAAGTAGCTATTAAATATTGTCTTGAAGACGGAACTTATACAAATTATAGTATATTACACAGAAGTATTATTATATCTGGTAATTATTTAGATAGTGTAAAAGTAGGAGATTATGTTACTAAATCAATAGAAGTAAAATTTTCAAATGTAGAAATTAAATATAAATATTATAAATTAGCTATTGTATATATTGATGAAGAAAGTCAATTAGCTTATGAAACAGATAATATAAAATTAGAAGGAAATAATACTTTTATTATTAGTAATTTAGAAAATAATACTTCTATATCTTTAGAAGATATATTTGTCAATAAAATAGGATATATAAAAGATACTTGTCATGCTAATTTTAATAATAGACTTTTAAGAGGTAATGTAAAAACTATAGATTATTCATCATTAGATAATATATTAAAAAATGCAGCAAATAATGCAAAAGTAGATTTAATAAGTTATAATAAACAACGCGAGTTAGATAAGTCTACTACAAGTACTGATGTAGAAGATTATAATACTCCTTATTATATGGGTTATGAAGTTTATTCCATTTATATAGGATTTTTCGATTATAAAGGTTCTTTAATTAATATATATAAATGCCCATATAAAGAAGGAGATGCTACTACAAATTTTAATACAAATCATCTTATACCTTATTCAGATAGAGATGTTGTATATAGATTGAGTGTAAGTTTTCCTACTAATATTATATCTACTATACCCAATACAGTTAAAAGTTTTTGTGTATTTAATGTTGAACATAATTTTAATAACAGTAGGATATTAAGTCAGGCTATTGCTTTACGAGATACTGATATTAATATATTTTCAAATGGTCAAAGATATAGTGGACAATTTGATTCCGAAACTAAAGTAAGAATATATCCTTTTGAATTTCTATTTAATAATAAAGAATCTATATCTGCTAATATTCTTACTTATGCTCAAATAGATAATACACATATAAGTCATGATGGTAATAACTTACCAGATGAATATAAATGTGTTACAGATACTGAAGTAGCTACTTCAAGTATGAATTTAAATCTTAATGATTTATATACTACTGGAATTATAGGTGATACTCGACAAAATAAATTAAAATATATAGCTGCAAATAATAGTCAAGTAGATAATATAGCTGGTGATTCATATTATAGAGTTGTAGATAATAATCCTGTTGAAGGTAGTAATTGGCTTACTGGTACTAATAAATTCGCACTTATATTGTTAGCAAATACTACTGATAATTTATATATAGATGAATATAATCAAACTCTACAAATAGCGAGTTCAATATATCCTATAAATGAAAATGTTAATGCTATTTGTTACGGTGATACAAGAATATCATATTTAACTCTTAGAGCTACTACTCCAGGAACTGGATTTAAAATAGGTGGTACTTCTGAAGAACAAAGTAACGCACATGTTTGGAGGTGGATATTTACAGTACCTATTGAAAGTAAATTTAATATAAGAGCGAGATATGATATAACAACTGTTGATAAAGCATATAAATTACATTATGCTACAGATATTAAAAATTTATATCCTTTATATGGTCTTAGTTATGAAGTTGATAATGCTATAAATACAAGTATTGGAAAAGGATATTCTTTAATATTTAATGAAAATGGTATTCAAGATTACGTATATTGGGATGAAATACCGGGTATATTTGAATATCCATCTCGTATTATAAGAAGTGATATATTAAATCCTGAAAGTGAAATTCTAAGTTGGAGATATTATAATGCTAATGAATATAATGATTTACCTAATAATAAAGAAGGTATAGTTAGTCTTAAAACAGATAATAAAAATCTTTATATTCAACAACGTTATGGACTTAGATTAGCAAAACTTAGAGATACTCTTAGTGTTACTGGAGATGGAACTTCTTATTTAGGTAGTACAGATATATTTAATATTGAACCTTATGAAATATTATATTCTCCGAGTGGATATATTGGATGTATAAATAGTTTCGATACAGCTATAAACGTAGCTGGATATTTTGTTTATGATAACGATAAGGGTAAACTATTTAATATATTTGGAGATTCTGTTTCAGAAATTAGTAATATTAATACTAAAGAATGGTTTTATAAAAATAAATCAAATGATTATATAAATAATCCTTTTATTCATAATGGTCGATACTTTAATTATAATGAAGATACTAATGTTTTAACATTTGTAAATAATAAGGATAATAATAAGTTTACAATATCTTTTAATAATAATGTTAAAAAATGGATTTCATTTCATGATTATATTCCTTTGTACGGATTGACAAATCGACTCGGAACAATATGGATATTTGATGATAGTAAAATTATTAATAGTATTTATAAAGTAGATGAGAATATAAAAGGATATTTTAATGATAAATATTATCCTTCAACAATTAAGATATTATTTAATGAAAATACTATTATAAATAAAGAGCTTCAAAATATATTATGGAAAGATAGAGTTACTTATATAGATGATAATAGTAAATTAAAAGTTACTATTTGGGATAAAACTATTGATAATATATTTGTTCATAATGATACACAATGTTCTGATATAAAAGTCGTAAAATTTAATAAAGAATGGTATAATGGAAATACTGGTGTTAATAAGATAAATATATGGAGATTCAATGATATAAAAGATTATGCAAAAACTCCTAATTTTTTAGCTAATGAAATTTCTATAAAAGATAATGCGTTACATACTAATCTTAAATGGTATAATAGAAACGAAATAGTTAGTCAATTTGTATATGTTATAATGACTTTCAATAATACAAGTAATAATTATGAATATGAATTACAAGAAGCTGATGCACAGTGGATTGTTGATAATAGGAATAATTAACATTTATAAGATATGGCAATAGAAATTAAAAAAGAAAACAGAGGTAAGTTTACCGCTTCTGCCAAAAAAGCTGGTATGGGAGTTCAAGAATATGCTCGACATATATTAGCTAATAAAGATGATTATTCAACAACGATGATAAAACGAGCAAATTTTGCTAAAAATATAGGTGGTGCAGCAAGACGAAGAAGTAGAGCTTTGGGAGGTACTGCTACTTATGGAAATGAATATACTTATAAAGATATATCTAATGAAGAAATAGGTGGTGGTGATAATCTTAGAAATAATACATTAGGAGGATTAGGAAGCGGTGCTGCAATAGGTACTATGATACTTCCCGGAATAGGAACTGCGATAGGTGGAGTACTTGGTGCAATAGGAGGACTTGTTGGAGGATTATTTGGTAATCGTAAAAGAAAAAAAGAATTAGCTAAAGCTAAAGAAACTGAAAGACAACAGACTATAGCGGCTATGAATGATAAAATTGAAGCTGATTATACAAATCTACAAAATAGGTCTTTAAATGATTATTCAGAAGGTAATGTATTTTATGCTAAATATGGAGGTAGATTTCCTATTAGATATAGAATGGCTAAAGGAGGTTTAATTCCAAATTCTTCAAATAGTGATGTTGCTTATGGTGCAACACATGAACAATTTAATCAATTAACAGGTACAACTGGAATACCTCTCGGTAATTATGAAGTTGAAGGAGGTGGAGATAATAATGGTAATCTACAAGCTGGAGAAGTTATTACTTATGATAATTTAGGAGCTAATGTGTTTTCAGATACATTGAAGTTACCAAATAGTAAAAAAACTTATGCAGACGTAGCTAAAAAACTTACTGACCAAAAAGGTAAATTAGAAAATGCTACCTCTGCTATAGCAAATACTATAGAAGAATCATTAAATGAAATTCCTAAAAATAAGTTAAATAGACTTACACTTGGTACTAAAGTAAGAAATACAGAAAAAATGGTTCGAACTTTGAATATAGTTAGCGGTAAAATAGCAGAAGTAGATAATAAAATACAAAATCTATATAATGAGCAAGAAATACATGCTACAATTAAAGGATATAGAAATGGTGAAAATATAGCAGCTAAATATGGAGGAAGGTGTAAACGAGGTATGGGAGGTTGGATGGCTGGATTTGGACTTCTAACAAATTTAATGAACTCTTTATCTACAGCTAATGCAATAGATTATGAATTTAAAATACCACTTCCTCGTCAAAATAGAGTTAATACTCCTGTATATAGTACAAATTATAATATTAATTCACAACTCCAGGAAATAGATTCTCAAATTAGTTCTGCAAAAAGATATATAACAGCTAATAGTAATAGTCCTCAAGTAGCTCGTGCAGCTATTGAGGAATTATCTGCAAATGCATCTCGATTAAAAAATCAAATATATGCTGATAGAAATAGAGTATTAGCACAAATATACGATAAAAATGTAGAAGCGAGAAGTAATACTGAAAGAATTAATAATCAAATAGATTATGAAAATGCGGTAAATGAATATAATAAATATATTGATATAAATAGTAAACGTGCTGCTAATAGACAACAGATGATGCAAGGTATTTCTAATGGTATTCAAGATTATGCAAATTGGAAGATACAACTTGGTAATATGGCTTTGACTTCTTTAGGTTTACCGAAAGGTGTTGGTCGACAGATGAATGGTATTATGAATAGACTTTATGGAATTAATTTTTCTATTGATAATTAAACTACGATAAGGGTGTATTTTCGATATACCCTTATTTGCAATTTTAAGGTATCAAATTTCGATTTAAAATTATGGTAAAGATAAGAACAGGTCAATATAATTTCGGTCAAATAAACACGCCTAAAATGGCCGATATAAGCCAAATTTACGCATCTGTAGGACAGCAACTCAATAAGATGTATTACGACAATCGACAGGCTTATATTAATAATATAGTTAATCCACTTTCTCAAATGCACGCTAATAAAGATGATGAGGCTTTATTAAATGAGAAAAAGAATGCTATAACAGATGGTGCAAATGCTTTCAAAGAAAGTGATAATTGGCATCAAGCAAGTGATTATATTTATAATACAGTAGAAAATATAATTACAGATGAAGGGTTAGCTTTAATAAATTCTAAATATCAACAGAGACAAGCATACATACAATCTCTTAAAGATAGTGGTTGGTCTCAACAACAGCAAGATATTTTCTTAGCTCGTTCAGATTATTATTCTACAGCAGTTAAAGAAGAAAATGGAAAAGTTGTTGAAGGAGCTTTTAATGCTGTAAATTATGGTACACCTTATGATATAAATGAACAACTTGATAAAATAACAAATATAATAAGTAAGGCTAAAGCAAGTAGTGAATCTATAACAAATATAAGTGCTGAAGATGCAGTTATAAAAGGATTAGCAAATGTTTTAAATGTCGATGGAGAAACTTTTGTTAGTAATTTTTTACAAACTACTAAATCTACAGAGTCTGTATCTTATGATGATTTATATAATTATGTTTCTCAACGTCTATATAATAATCAAGAATATATAGATTATAAAACTACTATTGAACAAAATGCTTTATTTAAAGAACGCTTTATACCGGATAGTAATAATCCACGAGGTGGTACTTTAAGGGATTTAACTCCAGAATTATTAAAAGATGTATTTAATCAAAGTTATGCTATTAATGCTTTAGTTGGGACAGGAATATCATTATCTGATTTAGGACAACTTAATGATAATGGTACTTTTACTCTGAATCCTAATATGACAGAAGATACCATTAAAAAACTTACAGGAATTAGTGCTGCATTAGGTTTTGATATGGTATCGTATTTAACTACAGGAATAAGTTATTCTGATAATGTTAATATAGATTCGTTATATGAATTTTTAGATGTTGCTTTTAATAATTATATAGATAATGAATTTAATAATTATTTAAAAAATAATAATATATCTCTTGATAATCCTAATATAGAAGCCTATAAAGAAAATTGGTATTTGAATTTAAGAACACAGAATGCAATACAATCTGAAATTCATGCTAACGCTGATTCATTAGCAGATTTAATGTCCTTTACAAGAACTAAAGTAGTTTATGATTTAATTAGTAATAATTCCGTTTATACAACAGCTTATAAACATAAAAAAGAATTAGAAACCAAATATACTACAGAGGGATTTACTACAGCATCTACTCTTCCTGATACTCCTGTAAATGTCGGTAGTACAAAAAGTATTCAAGCTCGAAAAACTGAATTAGGAGAAACTCTTGCACAAATTGTAAATGATAGTCGTTCAATACCTATAACAGAAAATATGTATAAAGTTTTGAATACTATGTATGGTATTGAGCCGGGAGATGTTTCATCTATTAATAAATTAGATTTATCTGAAATTCTTAATAATCCTGATATAAATCTTAGTGATAAAGAACGTGAAGCATTTCAACGTTTACATAGGAATAATCAAATTGAAGCTCAAATTAAAGGTGAAATAGATAATTATGATAGAGAACTTAGTGATGTTTATAATATATTAAAAGATGATGTATCTAATTTAGATTATACTTCACAATTTATAATAAATCACAATATTACAAATTATGAAGATTATAAGGAATATATGGCTGAATTTCCTAATTCCGGTCAAGCTCCTATAAATTATATATATCCCGGTAATGAAATTACTTATATAGCTAAAGATATTACAGATAGAAAATCTCGTATATTAACAGAAGATGAATTTAATAAATTACAACAATCTCTTACTGAACATGCAGCTGAGATATATAAAAAGAAGACAGGAGAAGATTTAAATTATACAACAAAAGGTGTTGTTATATTTAATCCAACAGGTGTATCTCGTCAATATTTAGATAATGCTATAGACGCTATAGGAACAAGTTCTGATTCTTGGGTATTAGAAAATGTACAAGGAACTAAGAAATTTAATAAAAATATAGGTCTTAGTTTAGCTAATAATCCAGAATTAGTAAGACTTCTTTTAACACATGCTCCTACAAGTGGTTCTGGTACTATACCTAATATAAAAGATGTTGGCATAGATGCTAAAGAAACAGGACTTCCTGATAAAACTTATGACATTCGTTATAATATTGTTTATGATAATAATGATTTTGCTGAAACAGGACAAGCTAAACAAAAAATATTATGTACAGCTTTAGACGTTAATGGTGCACCTCTTGGTAGTTTTACTATATCACGAGATATTAGTAAAGAAGCTCTATTAAATATGATACAATCTGATTACAATAATATACGAACTTCTCAAATATATGATAACAATATATCTGGAGAAAATGTATTATCAGAAAGTAGAGGAAAAATTGTAAGTCAAGCTGCATCACATATGTTTTCCTTTACTCCTGTTACTGGTGTGAAAAATACTACAACAGCTGGTTCAACTTTAAATTTACAAGCTCGTGCTCAACAATTAGAAGTTGGAACTGGAATAAATGGTGATGGAGAAAAGTTATATGTTCAGTCCAATTTAATAATACCAGCTACTCAACAAAATATCGGAAATGCTTATTTTGAAATAAGTAAAGAATCTCTTGGTAGAGGTGAATATGGATATAAGGTTGTAATGGTTCAACCAGATGGTAAAGGAAATTGGGTAGATGCAAGTATGCTTGATTGGGGGGATGAAAGATTAAATCATAATTTTTATACTCTTTCTCGAAAAGGTATGCTAGTTAAAAATATAAATGATGCTTTTGCAGAATTAAGTGATTATTTGTTAAGTATCGGTTATCAAATGAATATAAATTATGGGAAATAAAATAGGAACTCCTGTAAGTTTAAATCCGGTAACTGTTGAAGATAAACCTTCGACAGTTATCGGAACTCCTGTTAAAATAAGTAATCCAACGGGAGGTCAATCTTTTATGCAAGGATTTATGTCAGCATCTCCTCGAAATTTTGATATATCTTCTTATCAAAAAATGATGAATAATGTTGATACAAATCTTCCTTTAAATATTCTTAATGAAGAAAGAGCACGTTATCAAAGTACAGGTCATTTAATAGGTAATTCCCTTATTCAATTAGGAGGTACTATAATAGGGGATATTATATCTGGAGTAGGAGCTTTATTTAATTTTAATAAAGTTGGTATAGAATTTATCAAAGATATTGTAGATACAAATTATCAACCGGATTGGACTACTATAATGAATAAAGGTGTTAGTGGTGCTATTCAAGATTTTGGTAAGTCTATAAGTGAGGGAAGTAGAGAAATAGCTCCTATATATTTAACTGAACGTGCTCAACGCGGTGGTCTTGCTGGAGGTATGGGAGATAAAACTTGGTGGGCTGCTAATTTTCCTACTATAGGTAGTGCTGCCGCATCTATGATTCCTATTATGGGACAAATGAGAGCATTAAATTATATAGGTAAGTCATTATCAAAGGTTGGAAATGTTTCTAAAATAGGTAGAGGAATTAACACATTAGGTCGTACAATAACTAATAATAAAGTACAAGCTACAATAGGTACTCTTTATGGTGCACATTTGGATATTATGCAAGAAATAGTATATGACTATGATAATCAATTTCAATATGCTAAAAATCTTGGATATTCAGATGAAGAAGCTCGTGAATTTGCAAGTATTTATGCTTCTACTGCTTATAAAGATGCTTGGGCTTATGGAATACTTTTTAATGCTATAGAATTAAATAGTATATTAAAAGGTACAAATAGATTTTCAAAAACTATATCTGAAGTAGATAAAACTATTAATAAACATATTCCTGATATATCACGTCAAGGAACTAAGTTTACAGGTATTTCAGAAGAAGTTGTTGATTTATCCAAAAAGACTATATTTCGTGCAGCTTTAGGAAAAAGTTATGATTTCTTTAAAACTTCTATTTCAGAAGGTCTTGAAGAAATGCGTACAGATATAGCTTTAAAAGAAGGTGAATTAGAAGCTAAAAAATATCTTGATATTTATGACCCATTAAATGATATGACATTTGCGAAAAGACTTTATTCGCAAGTTAGTGATGCTCGAAATTGGGATAGTTTTTTATGGGGTATGGCAGGAGGTGCCGTAATGTATGCTGGAAAAGGTATATTAAATAAAATTCGTATGCCAGATTCATATAAAGATTATAATAAAAAATTATATGAAGGTATAATGAATAGTTTACAAGATACTATAAATACTATAGCTACATTTGATGGAGATTTAAGTATAAGAACCAGTTTAGAAGAAGACCCTGCAATAACTATATTAGCTCCTTTATTTAATACTTTAGGAGCTGCCAACGCAATAGTTTATGGAGAAAGACTATTAGATGAACTTGGAACTATGACTTCTGAAGAATTAACTGCTGTTTACGGTTCTGATAAAACAGAACTTATAAATACTCTTCGAGAAGAATTTAAAATAGCTAAAGATATATATGTTAGAAATGCTGGTATAACTTATAATAGCAAAGCTGATGATTATATTCAAAATGAAATGGCAGGTTTAGAGTATTTACATAATTATTATACTCGTAAATTTAATGAGATAGAAACAGAGATACAAAGAATTAAAACTCTAAACGATGATTTAGATATAAAACGAGATAATGAAATTAAAGAATTAGATGGTAGATTATATAAATTAAATTCTGATAAAGAATCTCTTTTAAATTCTATTAAATTTAATGAAGCCAATTCTAATGCGATAGATAAATTTGTTAATAGTAAAGAAACTTCTGAAAAATTAAACGATTTAAAACGCGAAAAAGAATCTTTAGAAAAAGAGATAAAATCTATTAAACAAACTATTAAATCTAATAATACTCGTAATGATAATATTCGACGTAATTTAGATAGATTGAATAGTTTATTATTAAATGCTGAAACTGATACTGAAAAAGAACAATATAAAACTGAGTTAAAACATAATAAAAATAAACTTAGAGATAATAGTAAAAATATAGATAATTTATATATTAAAGAACAAGCTTTATCTGGAATTGAAACTTCTATTGCATATTTAAATGGTGAAATAGAATCTCAATTAAAAAGAAAAGAATTTAATACAAAAGCTATCGAAAGAGCTAAATCTACAATAGATATGATAGATGCTCAAATAGATAAATATAAAGAATCAAGAGGTGATATAATTAAACGTTATGAAGAAATAAGAAAAGATTATGATTCAATTCCGAGAGTTAAAAATATTACTTTAGAGGATTTAACTAAGCTACGAGATAATATATTTAAACAACTTTCTAATTATGGAAATATACAAGACCATAAAGAAGAATTTGCTAATAATCTTAAAACAGCTGTAGAATCTATAATTGATATTGAAACTAAAGAATTAGAACGTAAAGAATATAAGATTGAAGAAGATAAGAAAAATACAGAATCTGAAATTAAAGAAGAAGATGAATTTAATAATCGTCCTACATCTATAAAAACAGTTTTAAATGAAGGTGAATATATAACTTTAACTATAGATGATTTAAATAGGATTAGAAGTTTTATAATAAAAGGTAAGAAATATGATTTAAATAAAATTTATAATATACGAGGAAAAGATGTAGAAATAATTAATATAAAAGATGATAATGGAATTATAAAAGTTACTACACCAGAGGGTGATATTCTGGCTGTAATATTTAATATGTTATCATCTCGTGATAATAGTGGATATTCAAAGACAATTTATAATGCGATAGATAGATTTACAAAAAGTAATTTTGAAAATGATTTTTATGATACATTAGTTGATTTAGATAAAGCATTAAATAATGATAAATTTAAAAAGGCTTTTACTTTTAAAGTTTCTAATATAGATATTATAAGTATAAGAGGTAGAGCTATAGAAGGAATTATTAATAATCTAACTAAATATGCAAATGATAGAATTAATGAAGATAATCAGAAATTATATGATAGAGTTTATAATGAATTAAATTCCATATATGCTCAATCTGTATATGACGGAGAAATTCTTTTAATAAAAGATTATTTATATGATATATTTTATATAAATCTTCCTGCTAAATCTGCTGAAATAAATAATCAATTTAATAGTGAATATTTAGATAAATTTATAGATAATTTAGCTAAATACATAGAACGTTATATTTCTATTGATTTTACTAATGATAAATTTAAGTTTAAATATAATACAAATATTAATGAATTTATTAATACATTAGAGATATATTTTGATGAATTTGAAAGTCTATTAGCTAATAAGTTTTATACTCAATATACTCTTCAAGATTTTAGTGATTTAAATAATGAATTAGCAAATAAGTTTAATTCTTTTAAAGAACAATTATTAAAAGATTATAATAAACAGCAAGAAGTTAGGAAAACTGAATTAGATAAAATTAGAGCTGAATTAGATACAGAAGAATCTGCAAATAAAGACTTTCTAAATGCTATAATAGATTTTATATCTTTTAGTAAATCTACTGATTCAAATATAGAAGATAGAGAAAATATATCTAAAAATGATTATAGATATTATGTAACTCCTGATAGATTAAATGCATATATCACCTTAGCAAATGTTATATCTAAATGGAAAGTATCTAATTCTTTTAATCCTAATAGAAAACTTTCATATACGGATATTTTATCTATTATATATAATACTCCGGAAGGTATTGAAAAAATAGATGATATTTATAAATCTTTATGGAGAGCTTTAAAAGCTGCTTCTGATATTGATTCTATAGAATCTCTAAAAGATGAAATAAAAGAGAATGTTCCTAAAGAAAATTATAAAGAATTTTTTAATATATTAGATACTATAGTAAATAATATAGTTCCTCCTATACGTTCTATCGAAAGTAAATATCTTGATAAATTTGATAATATTACTTCTGCTTATATTAAAGATTTTAAGAAAACACATTTTCCAGAAAGAATCGAATATGGTACACATGAAGGTGTTCCTTTAAGTAATAATATAATATTCGATTCTCTTAAATCTGTTATGGATTCTAAATCTAATAAAATAGAACATTTAATAAAAATCGAAGATAAAACTTATTCTCCTACCGAATTAATAAATATTTATAAAAATATTACAAATGGTACACCTATAGCTGCTAAATATGATATTGAATCTAATATTGTAACTCTTACTGTTACTATTAACGGAAATACTGTACCTATTGGTAGTATTGGATTATCCGACCACTTGAAAATCGGCAATTTAAAGGCATATAAAGAACTTAAAAATTCCGGTGGAACACTTATATATGACAGTTTTTTGGGTACGTCAGATGGCTTAAAATCGACCTTAATAAGCCTATTACAAACGGTATCAAAAAGTCCCACTGCATACGACTTAATACGTGAATATTTTAAAACTTATTTAAATGCTAAGACAAATAATACTACGACAGATAGCCTTACTATTGATACACTTAAAGATATTATAAGTAAATTAGATAAAATAGGTACACATAAAAATGCTGGAGGACATTCTAATATAGTTAACGCTCTTATACAACTTTCTAATTATAATACGGAGAGAGAAGATACAGATGAAATAAATTATGAAGATTTATTTACTGTCATTCAACCTATGTTTTATGGTAGACTGAATATTATTGATTCTCTTAATAATAATTATTATGATTTAAAAAATAGTTATGAAATATTTAATAGTCGTGTTGGAGAAAGATTTAATCAATTAGAAACTCTTAGAAAAGCTATAATTAATAATCCTGATGCACCACTTATTATAACATATATAGGAAAACCTCGTATTAATTATAGTAATGATAGACGTATAAAAAATAATATAAATGATTCTATTCAAAAAGATATAGAAGTTAATGGAAAACCTACTGTAGATATTATAGCAAGACAATTAACAAATAATAGATATATTGTATCTTCATTAACCAGAAATGAAATAGTATCTGATGATGCTGCAAAGCGTACAATATATGACCCTAACAGAGGATTTGATTTTTATGTTAGAATAAAGTCGAATGGAACTGATACAGGTTTTAGTTATGTTCCTATTAAACTTACTACTGTAAATTCTGATACTGCATATTCAAGAGTTAGTAAAGAATTTATTGAAGATGCTATTCGACAAATAATAACAGATAGGTTTCTAACTAATCTTTCTACAAGACAATCTAAAGATAATGTAATTGTTTCAGATTTAGTTAAGAAAGAATATAATAAAAAATATTTAAATCTTATTGATGATATAAGCGAAGCTATTATAGTTAATAATGGTGAAAAATCTAAGTTTCCTTGGTTCGATACAAGTACACTTTATGATAATAAAAAAGAAGGTTTTGTAAGTAAAGATATTAAATTTATTATTAATAAGGACGATGAACATTCTTATGCTGTCTCTCTTAGAATTAATTATGAGCATGATATTGATGTAGATTCTCCGTCTATAATAAAGAATATAAAACTTACAGTTTATGATAGTAGAGAAAATCGTATAAAAGGTACTCCAAAAGATATATTTACTCAGACAGAATTATCTAAATATGGATTTGCTAAAAGAGATAGTAAAATAAATAAATCGGATGTTATTACATATAGTAAATCAGATAAAAGTAAAACTATAACATTTGATGTTAATAATGATAATATAGAAAATTTTATTAAAAGTGGACTTATAGATATGTTAGTTGGTAATATGGTTCGTAATGTAAAAACTGTATTAACAAATGGTTCATATACATATACTTCTAAAGCTACAGGAGCTTCATTTGGAAAATCATATAATGAAATAGATAAAAATAATATAATAAAAGGAGATAATAATTCTAAAGTATTTAAGGGAACTTATACATCTCCTATTTTGGAGTGGGGTAAAGAAAAAGGTATATATAGTGGTAAAACTACTTTTGATTCTATACAAGATTTTTATCTTGATACAAAAGCATTAGTTACAAATATAATACCTATTAGAGATAATGTTACAAATGAAGTTGTAACTGATTATAATCTTTTTAATGATTTACCGAGAATTTATGTAAAGATTGATAATCCTAATGCAGAAATTGAACAAACTAAACCTATAGAAACTATAAAAGAAGAAGAATTAAGTAAGAGTGTAAATATTATTGAAAATATTGCTTCTGCTAATGTATATTCTGAAGATAATTTTATTGATAAATTGAATAATGAATATGGTTTAACAAAAGATACTTTTATAAATATAGGATTTATTAAAAGAAATACTACAGATGAAGTATTTAATATAATTAAAGATTTTATTGTAGAAACTGTAGATTCTGGTAAACCATTTCCTTTAATTATAGTACATAATGCAGAAGATTATATTCGTATATTAAGAAGTCAAGGTTATATTGATGCATCTGATGATGAATTAACTAAAAATTATAATATGATGGGAGCTTCTTATAGCGGTTATACATCAACTCCTTTTATATTAGTTAATCCAAAAATATTTAATACTACTAAACGAAATATTGGTAGTGGTATATTTCATGAAATTATTCATCATAGAGTTGAAAAAGATACGGAAAATGATGTTATAACTGATGATGTAAAAGAGGCTTTAAATGATATAGTTAAAGATTTAGTAGAACGTAAAGAAGAAGTATTACGATATGATATAGAAGATTCTATTAAAAATAGTATATCAAAATCTTTAAAAGTAGCTTGTTATAATTCGGATGGAACTATAAATGAAGATGTTGCATATCACGAACTCTTAGCTTATACATTATCTAATCCAAATTTAGCTGGTTATTTAAATAATATATATTATAAAGAAGAAACTAATAGACCGAGTGAATCTATTTGGAAAAGAATTATTGATAATCTTCTTAAATTATTTGGTATAAAAGTTAATAATAATAGTGTACTTCAACAAATACAAAATGCTTTTGATGAAGGTTTTATGTTTATTGTTAATAGTGTAGAAGTTGAAAATAATGAAAATGCTACAAGCAAACAAACTTCGGAACGCCCGCCCTCCCTTGTGGCCAATAAACAAGCGTCAATAGATGACATTGATGTTACAACTCTATCGGATGAAGAATTTATGAATAATGGCGATGAATTGTTTTTACGAATAGATTTCGCAATTTCTGATGAAACTACGAATGAAATTTCTGATGAAACTACGAATGAAGCTATAGAGCCAAAAGATGACACTTCTATATTGGCCACAAGGACGGGAGGGCGTTCCGCTGTTCTTCCGACTAATTCTATAAATTCTTCTGACAATCGAAATAAATTATTATCTTTAAATATTGATACTAATATTATTGATTCTTTTAAGGATTCTTTTACTGATAGTTCTAATTTAAAAATATGTTAATCTATGAATTATTGTAATATTATTCCGACTATTGGAGAAAGTAATACACCTTCTCACGTATTTACTTCTGTATTAAATCTCGGTAATATTATTTCTACAGAAGATATACTTTCTATGGATATTAAAGCTAAATCTATTAGAGATTTAGCTACTTTAATATTTAAATATTCTCAATCTGCAAATATAATAAATAAAGGTTTTCCTACTTATGAAGATACAGGCGAAGTAAAACTTGAATATACACTTAAATATATAATTGATAATCCTAATATATCTAATAGTAGTGCTAAAAGGATATATCAAAAAATGCTTGATTATTTAAAAGTAGATATTGAAACTTTATATAATCCTACTATAAAATATAATGGAACTTTTTCGAGAACTGATTTAAATTATAGTAATGCAGTTCTTGTACAAATATATAATGAACTTATTGAAGAAATTCCTAATCTTCGTACTAAAAGTCAAATTACATTAAAGAAACTAATTCTTAATAGACTTTTAGAGAAAATGGCTCCTTATCGAGCTAATGATAATACTTGGGAACAATTTGTTAATGATTATTTTGAAGATGTTCTTAAAGTAGATTCTATAATTTGGAATGAGTTTATTACTTATTTATCTACTGAATATGGAATTAAATATTATAATGTTCAAAAAGATTTAACTCTTTCTGATATAGAAGGTACTTTTACTACCGATGGAGTTGAGGAAATATGGGATGCTTCAAGTCAAGATAAAATAAATAGAAAAAATACTATAGCAGCTATTGTTAAAAATAAACTTGCTAAAATATTAAATGATGTTAATCACGGAGATTCTACTGTTAATAAACTTTATATTCCACTTCCTATGGATATAAATAGTTTATGGAATAAGTTAATAAATCTTCATATTTATGATAAAACTCGCGGAGATATTGTTGCGAGTTTAGAAAGAGTAATTCTTCAATTTAATGATACTGAGAAGTTTACTGATAAAAGTAATATAATTGGTTTTCAAAAAATTTTAGATGAATTTCATAAAGCAGATGAGGGAATTGTCGATTCTCAAAACTTTGTAAATGCTTATATAAGTGGTGTTGCTCTTGCTGTTATACCTGTTAATGCTATTGCATTAGACGTCGATTTTGTCGCCTCCATAATGACGCAAAATAGGGCTTCTTTTGCATTCAATGTTTACTATGATAGATTTATATCGGTCATTCAAAATAATTTAAAATTCGGGCTGTATGACCCCTTTAATGAGGCGTCAGAGCGTGCCACCGTTATAACCGACAATGGGATATTAAATATAGATAAAACATTAGATAGTATAACAAATGCTATAAATGTTATTGGATTAGATATTAGTCATAGAGCTTTATTATCTTATATAAATTCTCAATCCGATAAACAAGGTGCTCTTCAAGAAGTTTCTAATACTTTAAATTATATTTTAAAAGAGATAGATACTCTTAAAGGAAATAGGGATATAAATTACGAATCATCTACAGATAATAGAGGTGCTTTATATAGATTAGCTAATATTGCATCTTTAGATTTTGATTCTATTGGTAAATTGAGTTATTTAGATGTTCGAGGAGAACTTAATTATAGTCCTCAATATGAAAATTTATTAACTTCTCTATTCCGAGGTATAGCTGTAAGAGGTAAAGTTCGTGAAGATTATCTTAATTATAGATTTAAAGATTATCTTAATGACCCTACTTTAAAATTTGATAATCTACTTTGGTATGATGATGCTACTGGAATAGGCATATTTGAACATACGAAACGTGTCGACGGAGAAGGTTATAAATTAAATGATTCTTTTGTAGATAGATTAGCTAAAGGTGAAGAATTTATTATTAGTAAATTTGATGGTATAAGAATTTCTGAAGATTATAGTAGTAGAGGATATAAATATAAAAGTATTCAATCTACTACTTATAAATTTACAGAAATTCTTGCTAATCTTATGGGACAATATATCTTTTTAACTTCGGATAGTCCTCGTAGTTATATGATTAGTGTAAGACATATAGATATTGATGATTTATATGTCAATGAAGTTATTAATATTAAATCTAAAATATTTACAGCTTTAAGTAAGATTGTAGATAATAATTTACGAATATTTGAACTTTATGGTTCTCGTGTATTTAATATTGATTTGAATACTGATGAAGGTAAAGATTTAGCTACTTCTATTCATAATGTTAAATATTGGAATGGTAAAACTATTTTTGATAAAGATGGTATTCCTACAGGTAGAGCTTTTAAATTTTTAGATTTAACATATAATGATGGAAATGGTTCTGTAAATATTATAAAATATATAGCAAATGAAAATGGTGTTTCTGAATCAGATGTATATAAAGAACTTGTTAAATCTGTAGTCAATGGTGTTATTTCTAAATATGATGTATCTTCATATATACCAGCTTTTGTAACTAAATATATACAATATGCTGAAAATAGTGCTGAATCTGATTTTGGAGATATAGCTGAATTAGTTAGTCGAGTATCTATTAAATTAGGAGATACAAGATTATCTTTAATAGAAGATTCAAGAAATGATGCTATAGATGAATTATATAATGATTATATAGAAGATTATAAAAATCGTCATAAACAAGAACCTTCTTTTAAACAAAAAGAAGTTTTATATGAACGTTCAAAACGAGAAGTTTATGATACTAATACAGAAATTGGAAAAGAAGTTTATAAAAAAGCTATTTTAAAAATTATATTAAATAATGCTGTATATGGTACTTCTTTTGATGGTCTTGTTTATGGCAAACTTAGTGAATATAAATCTACAATAGATTATAATAAACGTGGTACACAAATAGTTAAAACGGGTCTTAATTCTATAGATACAGGTAAACCTATAAAAATACTTGTTGTAGAAGATATGGAATTTGCATCAAATATTATTGATAAAATGTTTGTCGATAGTACAGATGTTACTGAATTAGCTATTAAAAAATCTTATGAAAAACCAGCTACTATAAATGATTCAATGTCTATCATAACAGATGTTAGATTTGAAGATTTATTGAAATCTACAGGAAGATGGGATGAATATAAGAAAATAGTAACTGATTTAAGAGATGAAACTGAAAAATTTAATCCTTTTTTATATGATAAACTTATAGAACAATTAAAATTATTTGGTGTAGCTCGTAGAAGAAGAGGTGATTTTCTTATTAAAGATACAGCTGTTTATGATGATTCTGGAAATATATTATCGGATATATTTGCAGATGAAGTAGATACTGTTCAGATAAAAGACTCTACAATAGTATTATTTAAATCTACAACTCGTGGTACGGCAATGGGTGATGTATATGATTATATGATAGATAATGATATACAACAAATATCTCCTAAATCTGCTGTTAAAGTATCCGGTATAACACCTATTAAAATACATGATGACAAAGGTAGATTTGTAGCTCCTATTGTAGATTCCAGAAGTCTTCTTAATATGAAGTCTTCTGATTTTGTTATACAGCAAGATGTAAAACCTGATATAATAGATGCTGAAGTTACTGTTCCTTCTCGATTATTTAAAAATATATTAGGAACTCTTTCAGCAAGTCATTATACTGTAGACGGTAAATCTTATACTCCTTATGAATTTGCAAAAGAATTTAATACTATTGTTTCATCTACTATTCAAGAAGATGCTATAAGTGTTGCATACGAATTGGGAGCTATAGATGAAACCGGTAATATTCGTACAGATAATGTAGGTAATATACAACTTGATATAAGAAAACTTACAAAATATTTTCAAAATGTTGTTCAAGATGATGATTCAAGTATTAATATTAAAAAAGCTCTTGAATTAGATTCTGTTGGACAACCTAAAATGCCTTTATCTTTTCCTGTTACATATAGGAAATTTGAAAGAATATTGGCTTCTAAATTTACTAAAGATGTAATATATAGAAAACTTCCCGGATTTCATGCTCCTTTAAGAGCTGATATATTTACTGCATCTAATAGTTTAATTTCTCGTGAACAATACCTCGATAAAGATAGTTATGATAAAGCTATTGAAGATTTATATGAAAGGGGTATTATAACTTATTCAAGAGATTTTATAGATAGATGTAAAGCTGAAGGTAGAAGTCTTGAATTAAGAGCTGAATACGGTTATGATGAAAATGGTGAATTAATATATAAAGCAGAAGTTATAGCAAATCCTTGGTTAAAAGAGTTCTTTGATACCATACCTATTATAAGAAAAGTTGATATGGGCGATGGTGTATATAAAGAATTTTTAAGTGTTGATATAGATGCTATACCTATTGAAGCAAGAACTATGTTTGGAGGTAGGATACCTTCTGAAGGTTTAATGTCTCTTGTAGTTTTTGAAATAGTAGGATTTTTAAATACTGGTGCAACTCAAGCTATATTTCCTCAAAGTCTTATTACACGAACAGGTTGGGACTTTGATATAGATACTATTTATGCTTATGCTAAACATATTATTTTTAATGGAGAATCATATACTATTCCAAAATATGATAGTAAAATGATTTCTGAAATTAATGAAAATCTATCTAAATATTATGCTTTAAAAGATATATTAAAAGAAAGTCTTGAAATTATAAAAGTGACTAAGAGTGATACAGATACTTCACTTAATAGTCCAGCTTTTAAGATATTAACTAAATATTTTATTAAACTTTATTCTTCTGATAGTAATACAGATGTTTCTTTAGATTCTATTATTCCGACTTTAGATAGTATTCTTGCTACTATATCTAATAAAGAAAGTATAGAATATAAGAATATTTTACGTATAAAAACTTATGTTCAAGAATCTATACCTTCTATTGTATCAAGAGTTAAAGTTAATTTTACAAATCTTATTAATACAGCTCGTGAATATACAGAAGCTATAGAATATTTAAAATATATTAAACAAAGAGATTTAACACAAGAAGAACGAATTGCTTTAAATCCGGGAATAGATAATAATTATGTTCAAAATAAACGACGTATGTTTAATGAACTTTTATTATCTATTGAAAGAGATATTAAAACTACTAATAAAATATTTAATAAAATTAAAACTTTAATTAATAGTATAGATACAACTTCTAAAGATAGTGATAATATTATATCTATAAATGATTATTATACTGTTAAAGATTTTTTTGAACCTTTTATTAAAGGTAGTATTAAAAATGATAGTGGTAAAGTTATAAATATATTTTCTATATTTGATAATATAGAAGAAAAGATTAACAGACAATATACAGGTCTTAAAGAATCTAAAGGATATGATTTTGAAGATATAAGTGAATCTGTTACTATAAGTCGTCAGGCTCGTGATAATAGAATTATAGATATGGTAATATCTGTATTATCTAATAAAAATCATAGAATTGATATTGATAAATCTAATAGTTTTGATAATATATCTGCTGTTTCAGCAAGAGATAATGCTTTATGGGGTAAATCTAATAATGGATTAAATCCCCACAATTTAGCTGATAAAATATCTTTAAATATTAGTAGTATGTCATCTACTATATTAAAGGGATATTCTATTAATACAGATGGTAATATAGCTATATTAGGTAATCTTCATGCTAAACTTAATAATCCTGTTAGAAGAATAATTTCTATAGATTCTTTACCTAATAATGTTACAAAAGAAGTATTAGATTCTGTATTAGGAAGTGATAATTGGAGTTACACAGAAGATGGAAGATATGTTATAGTAGAGGATGTATGGGTTGGTAATAATGCTTCTAATACTTTTACTGATTTATCTGGTGAAAGAATTAATATGCAACTTACTGAAGTAACAGCTGCTATTCTTGATGTATTAAAGTCTGAATTAATGTTCAATTTAAATCTCGATACCATTGGTGTATTTAGACTTTTATCACAAGGTTGTGTTACTGAATTATATAATGGTAAACCTAATAGATTTAGTTATGCTTCTGCTTTTATAATGCAACCTGTAATTGTAGAATTAGTAAATTTTAAAAGTGGAGCTATAATTACAAATCCTAATTTTAGTATATTAGATGCTTGTAATACTCTTATAATAAAATATACGGATATTCTTAATTCTAAATATGAACAAAAAATTCCATATTATTATTATAAATATAAATTACATACTACTGAAGAATTAGTTAGATTTATTAAGAATAGAAATAATGAATCTTTAAGTTATTATTTAGGTCAATTAGATGTTTTATATCTGTTTAGAGAATATGAAACTATATCTAATAATATAATTGATTTATCATTTGTATTAAAAACCGATGTTCCAGTTAATGATTTTAATACAGCTGATGAACGTGAATCTAAACTCGCGGATTCTTATATAAATAGAGATAAATATTTTAGTATATTAAGAGATGCGTATACAAAATCATTAAGTTATATAGATTCTATATCTGAAATAGAAGAATATTGGGATAATTATAAAGTTTTATTTACAGATTTTAAATCTCTCTCTACAGGAGATTTTAAAATAAAATATCCTAATATTAGTTATAAAGATATAGAATTTATTACATTACCTAATTATTATGAAGCTCTAAATGATTTTCCAAATCTTATCACATGGCAAGATAGAAAAAATAAGTTAGAACTTCTTAATATATCTTATAAACCAGTTGGTAATGTAACAGTAAATGGACAAGATATTATAAGTGTTGTATTTACAGGTTTAAATGAAAATTATAAATTTAATGGTATAATAAAGCCTAATTATAAAGATAGTCTTTATGGTATAATTCAAGTTAGAGAACAGTATGGACATTGGTTGTTTGCTAATTCTTTTAATAAAGTTTTCGCACAACGTTCTTTGGCTATGAGAAAAGCTGTTCGTACTTTCTTACAGCAAAATGGAAAATCTTATAATAGAAAAGCTAATAATTATGTTACAGGAAAAGTATTAGAATATTATATACAATCTTACGGAGATGAAACTGTACCTATAATGTCTAATATTCCTGCAAAACAAATTAAAACAATATTAGGTATAATATCTGATGAAGAGAGAGCTAAACATAATAAATATATAAGTGAGTTACAAAATAATTTAGGAGATGTTATAACTAACGACAAATTTTCTAAATGGGTTAGTTTAACATTAGAAGAACAAATTAATTTAATACTTAATGATAAATCTCTTAAATCTTATATTAATAAAGCTGATTTTAGATTTTCTAATATATTTAATCATTTACAAATAGTAAGAGATAGTATAAGACGATATGGTTATTCTGTAATAAGAATTATAACAGACGATTCAAATAAACTTTCTATAGATGATGTTTCATCTGGTATATTAACTATGTATCAAAGTGATATACCTTATATAGCACATACTATTAGAAATTTAATTGCTTATACTTATATAACAGAAGGTTTTACTTATGGTGCTAATATATCTAAATTTATACCTATAGAAATACTTACTTCTGATTTAGTAAATGAAAGTTATCAAAAACGTATAACACAAATCGGTGTAATAGACCCTACTATAGGTATATCTGATTATGGACAAGCTCTTCGTACAGCTGAAACAAAACTACTTAATGGTGAAACTTTTAATATAGAAGAATCACTTGATTATATAAGTAGACAAAATCCATCTATAAATGCTACTATACCAAGTTATAGAGAACAACATAGAATTAATAATAGTACAATATATCAAGCAACATTTGGTCTTTTAGTTAATTCTGAAGGATATAATGTTGGTAAAATGCGAGTTACAGATGCTAATGGTATAGAACGTAATATAATATTTGAAACAAAAGAACGTGTTATAGCTTCTACTCGTTCTAATGCAAAATATCTTACAGAACGTTTAGATGGTAATGTAACTATTTATAAAAGAAGTGATTCATTTTTATATAATACAACAGATAATTCTAAAGAAGTTTATTATTATTATCCTGTTAGTAGACTTCTTCCTAATGAATTTTCTGAATATAGTATCATAGATAAATATAATGTATCTGATAGAATACTTATTCAGGATGAAAACGGAACAATATCTACAATAGATGTTGATACATTTGTTAAAAGATATAGTACGTTAAAAGATTTCTTAATTACTTTAAATAAATTAGAATCTGAATATAAAAATAAAAGTAATAAAGATGCTCCAGCTAATTTTGAAAATAATTCTGATGAAGGAGTTATAATAAATGTTCCCTATGATTATGTAGAAGAAGTTTCTTATGAACCTGAAGAAATATCCGAAGATGTACCTATTGAATCTAAAAGAAAATCACCTTTATATTCTTTAGGAATAACTTTTGAAGATAATGTTACTGAAAAAAGTAATAAATCTCTTATAGAAACTGTTAAAGATGAAGTTTCTAAAAATGATAATCTTATTTATATAGGACATGAATCAAATATTGTTAGTAGAATATATGATACGAATGGTAAATTTATTCATGTTGATTTTACTAAAAATCCTTATGATGAAGCCAATAGAATTTCTAAGTTGTTAAAAGAAGGTGATTATCTTATAGTAGGTGATAGATTTGAAGATGCTGGAATTACTACAGAAACAGGTTCTATATGGACAAAACTATTTATAGATAAACTTTATCAAAATAATGGTAATATAAATTCTATAAATACTATATTAAATGATGGTTTTGGATTTGCTGTATCTCAATCTTATGTAGATGTAAATAGACGCAATGTAACTTATTCAGAACCTAAGCAATTATTTAGTAAAACAATTAATATAAAAAAGCCTTCTAATATAGGTATTGAAACTCGTACTAAAAAGAATAGTATAATAGCTCTTGATTATTATCAAAGTCTTGATAAATTAAAAAAGTTTTTAGAAAGAAATAATATACCTAATACAGCTGCTATATTAGATGCTTATAGTAATATAAATAAAGAAGATTACGATGGTTCATTAGAAAATGACATAAATGATGCTAATCAAAATGCTGTATTTTATGCTTTTGAAAGAATGATTCCTATAATGGAAAATCTTATGGATTCTATAAGACTTCTTTTAATGGAAGTTGAAAGTGTAAATACAGATACAATTAGAAATGATTATGCAAAATGGCAAGATTATAAAGTAAAAGTAAATAGTCTTAGAATTTTAATTGATTATCTTAATAAGTTTAAAGATATTCAACCTATAACTATAAACGATACTATTTATAACTCTGAATCTGAAGAGGATGTTGCATCATTTCATGAAGAATTTGATACAGCTAATAAAGCTATTGAACGATTATCTGAATTATATAATAAATCTATTAGTTTACAAAGTAGAGTATTAGATAAAGTTCAAGAAATTATAGTAGATTTAGTTATAACTCAAAGTCGTAATCCGAATTATGCTACAGCTTTTTCTAAAGTATTAGAAGCTGCTCGAAAAAATGATTTTGATTCTTCTACTTTTGATATAGAAAATCTTAAAATAACAAGTGAAGAATATAATGATATAGTAGCTAAAGTATTTGCTCTTAAAAATTCGGATATTACTTTTTGGCAAAGTAAATTAGATTCTCCTTTTGTAACAGGTGTAACACTTACTGACATAATAGGTAAACAATATACTACAATTAAGTACGAAAATAATAAAAGAATTAATAAATTATTAGATAAAGTAGAAGATGCTATAAAAGAATTAGAAAAAGCTGAAAACTTAAATCTTTCTACTTATGAAGCAAGAAATAAATATTTTCGTAAATTTGTTAATGATTATGGTACTTTTATAAATGATTATAATAAAGATGCTGTAGATGAACAAGTTCAAGGATTAAAAGATTCTATACAAGATTTATATAATAGAAAATATTATGGTGCTACATATATTAATGAAAGACTTGTAGATGATATTATAAAAGAAACTGATGATTATATTTTAGATTTTAATACAAATTCTGATGGAATATTAACCCCTCTAACAGATGAAGAAGTAGATTCTTTATTAAAAGAAATAGAAGGTAAGTCAGATGTTGTTATAAATAATTATCTAAAATATAATGGATACTATGAAATAAAAAGGATAACAAAAATAGGAGAAACTCCTGAAAAAGTATTTTATAAATTATCTTATAAAGATAGTGCGAAAAATGTTAAATATAGTGAATTGACAGAAGCTGAATTAAAGTTTTTAAATACTATTAAAACTATTATTGGAAATGTTATTTTAGAATATAATCCGTCTTGGTTTATTTCTCCGGATGCTATAATAGATATATTTCCTTATTTAGCAAAACCGGATTCAAAAAATTCACTTAAAAGATTTATAGGTGTTCCCGGAATTAAAAAAGATTCTACTTATGAAGGACTTGATAGAAAAAATAAATATATACTTAAAGCAAGTACCTTAAGTATACCTAATTTCAATCCTGTTTTTAATATTCCTAAAAGAAGAGTAGGAGAAGTTTATGATGATTATGCTGAAAGAGTAGCAAGAGAATTTAATGAATGGTATAGAAAAAATCCGGATGCAATAGAGCCAAAAACTCAATTAAAATCTATTGCAGATATTAGAGATTATAATAGTTATGTTAGAAAGTTAAATCATACAGAAGCTATTGATAAAAGAACTTATGATATAAAAGCTGTAATGGAATCTTTTATAAAAGAGCTTTATAATATCAAAGTTGTTAATGATTTTATGATAGATTGGGAACTCGGTAAATTTGCATTAGATAATGCAGCTGGTGAAGCTAAAATAGATAATTTGTCAGCTATATTTGAATCTATGCGAAAACGAGTTTATAATACAAGCAAAGTTAATAATACAGTAGATGTTATAGCTAAAGGTATAATGCGATATTCATCTATTAATTATATGTGGTTTAACTGGAGTGCTGGATTAAAGAACTTAGCAAAAGGTATATCAGATATGATAATTGATACTTCATCTATTAATTATCTTACAAGTAAACAACTTATGCAAGGTCTTTTAGATATAATTAAAATAACTCCTGAATGGATAGCTGAAATAAATAAAGAAAAAACTAAGAATCCAATTATAGCTTTAATTAAAGATTTTGAAGTTATATTTCAAGATACACGAGATATAAATGTTAGTATGACAGGAGAGAACTGGTTAACTAAAGTTTTAACTGCTGCTGATACAGCCGGTTATAGTCCTAACCAAATAGGTGAGTTTTTTATGCAATTTGGTATGCTATTAGGTATGTCTCGTTCTCACAGAGTTATAGCTGGTCAGATAATGTCATTTCAAGACTTTTATAATGATTCTAAAATAGAAGAATTATCTAAAGTATTAACTGATGAACAAAAAGAAGAATTTGCTAAATTTGTAAAAGCTAAAAATGATTATATAATAAAATATGAAAATGAAAATAAAAAGAAATATCTTTGGCAAAGTGATTATGCAGGTGAATTTATAAGGGCTAATATAGATAAATTTACAAAAGAACAACGAATTGAATTAAATAAATTAATTAAATATAATAGAAAAGTTCTAAAAGAAAGATTTGAAAGATTTCCAACATTGGATTCTCAATTAACTGTTGTAGATGGTAGATTAGCTTATAAAGAAGGAAGTCAATTAACAGATAAATCTGTAAATGATTTTAAAAATAGAGTTAAAGGCGTAAATCAAGCTCTACATGGTATTTACAATATAATTGATAAAAATGCTTTACAAGAAAGTGCATTTGGAGATTTATTCATGCAATTTAGAAAATGGATTCGTCCTAACTTTATAAGATATTTTGGACGTCGTTTTAATAAAACTATATTTAATGAAATGTTAGGTACATGGGAAGTACCTGTATATAAACCGAGTTTTGATTGGGCTACTTATGGTTATAAAATGTTTAAACAAGATAGTGATATTGTTAAGCTAAATATATTTAAAGACCCACGTGCATTCTTTAAAGGTTTATTTGAGATGTTTAATTATCAATATAAACTTCTTAGACATGCTAAATTATATTATAATTCTCTTACTAAAGGTGAACAAGCAAGTATTATTAAATGGGCTAAACATTTATCTACTATAGCTATTATTGCAGTAGCTGCAATGATGTTAGGTAAATTAAAAGATGATGATGAACCTTATTATTATACTGTAACAATGTATACACTTACAGCTTTATATAAAGAAGTTGTTGAACCTGTGCCTCTTTATGGTTGGTATAGTACAATAAATCAAATGAAAGATAAACTCTTTGTTGGAGAAACTGTTATAACTAATGCTATGAATATTGTTAAATATGCTATGGCAGATGTATTTACAGATGATGAATCTTTAGTTTATGACAGAGGTGTTTATAAAGGTCAGACAAAATTATCTGTTTCAGTTAAGAAGTTAATACCTATATTAACTCAAATAGAAAAGAGTAAGAATCTTAAAGCTACAATGAATTGGTATAAATGGTATAATCCTTTTAATTTATAAAATTCTACTAATGATATAAATAATATTATACTTATAGATGCACCAAGTGCAAAAAAGGGGAATAAAGGAGTTAGTACATTTGCTAACTCCTTTATTATTATAAAAGCCATTTTACGGCCGACTTTAATAATGATTTTAAGCTATTAAATTTCGATTATTTTTCAATGGACATACATTTGTTCAGCCGAATAAAAATAATAGAAATTTACCATGTTTATGGCTCAAATAGAGGCATTATAAAAAGGTATGTATACACGCTCTTTTATCAAGTAATAAAGATTTTCAAAAGTAAAAGAACTATGAATATTTTTCTCACTAAGTGTAACATTAAAAGTCTTTGCTACATCACATTTAAATTTATAAATATCATCATAATTAATAAAACCTTGTAATACAACTTGTATAGGTTCTTCAAAATCAATTATAATATCATTAACATTTGCATCTTTTATATAATCTTTTAATATATGTTTTACAACAATTTCAAATCGTTTTCGATTTAAAGTTTCATCTGTAGTATTTATATCAGTATTTAAATCAGCATTTAATGTCATATTAATTTCGTTAGAATTTATAATAATTATAAAATAAATTTCGGAACACCTCTCGCCCTTGTGGCCATTATACTGTGTATAATACTATGTAACACTATAAGTTTAATAGTTACATCCGAATTAAATACAGTATTAAATACAATATTAAGTTCAGTATTAAATACAATATTAAATTCAGTTGTTACTTTATTATATTAAGTGCTAACTATATAGACATTTGTTTAATGGCCACAAGGGCGAGAGGTGTTCCGAAATTCGTATTGAATTTATTATCTTTTCTTTCGTTACTATTTATAATAATAGGGATAACTATTTCACAATAATTATCCCTATCTTTATTTAAATATTATTTTCCGGTACTTCCGAATCCACCATTTCCTCTATCAGTTTTAGTTAATTCTTCAATGCTTTTAACTTTTTTAAATTCGCATTGTTCTACTTTGGCAAATACACCTTGTGCTAACCTTTCATTTGGAAATATTATATAACTATTAGGAGAAGGATTATTTATAATAATTCCTATATTACCACGATAATCACTATCAATAGTACCAAAATGGGCTATCATATTAGTTTTAGCTCCAATACCACTACGAGGTCTTATCTGAATTTCATATCCATCAGGAATTTGAACAAAGCATCCAGTATTAATTATATTATGTGAAAATGGTAATATTATATTAGCTACTTCTATATTGTTGTCATCCATATAATCATATAGAGTACCATACTTTATACCACCATTTTTTTCAGCTGTTTTGTTAATTTCAGATAATTTATTATTAATAGCTTTTTGTATAGATTTTATATAATTAATACTACCTATAATTGAATAAGAAATATCATTATCTATAAAAGGCATTAATTCTTCTATAAATTCTTTAGCAATATATTCTTCAGTACCGTCAAATGCATCTATCTCTTCTATATCATTAGGAGTAAAAACTTGACAATTATTTGATGAACTAATAGTAGTAAACAAATCAAAACCAGAAGCACCCGAAGTTTTATATTCGGGTACTTTTCCAGTTTCAGAATAGATTTTTATAATCTGTTTTTCCATAGTTTTTAAAATTTTAATTGTTATTTTAATCTACGCTATTTGATATAGCATTTGTATTATTTATAAATTCAGATAATCGTATTACATGTTTATAAGGAATTTCTATATTTATTTCTGTATTAGAAATTACAAAATAGAATTTAGGATTCCTTGTAAATCTAAGATTAGGTTCAATACTCGAAGGACTATAATTAATACAAGTATCTACATTTTTAAGTATTTGATGAATAAGTGTAATATCTCCACTCAATTCTCTAACTTTACAATTATCCAAATCATAACAATCAATATATCCGTCACTACATATATTAACTCTATTTATCATACTTTATGCAGCATATTTTCCGATTATTAAATTATAAGATTTCTGATTTAGTTTAGCACCTACACCATCCATAATAGAATTAAATTTATCTTCATTAGATTTATAATTAATTCCATTGTTTATATATGAAGTAATTCCATTATATAACCAAAGAGCTGTTCCATAATTATAATCTTGACCAGCTCCTTTTTCAATACAAGTGATAGCTTCTTTCATTTTATTTAAAGTTTTTGTAGCTATCAATTCATCACCATTAGTTATATTAAAGAAAGAACCTTTTGATTTAATATAATTTACTTGTTCTTCATTAAGAAATAAATCTTGTATAAATTCAATAGCATCTTTCTCTTTTACTTCTATTTTAGAAAGAGGTTCTAATGTTTCTACAAGTGTATTTTTATACATAATAGCATTTTTCATAAGATTTGAACCTTCGTTTAAACGTTTATTTACATTTCTTGTATGTTTAAACGTCATCTTATTTGTACAACCATTCAATGCCATATTTAAAGTATTATTACATACAACACGTATATCAGTAAAACAAGCTGTTATACTTCCACTTCCATCGTGTGTTGTTGTAAATAGAATATAATTATTTATTAAATCTTTAGCTATAATAAAATCTGGAAGTTTAGCTGTTACAAATATTCTTTCACCTTTTCCTAAAATTCCAGCTGTTTCTATAATTATATCTTTAGGATGAATAATATCTTGATTATTTAAAACATTAAATATAAAATCTATAGCTACATAATTTTGAACAGGTTCATATCTATTACCTACTACACCTAATACATCGAGAGTATCTGTACGATATGTAGCATAATTTGTTTTAATAAGTTCTCCCTTTTTCTTTATACTATAAGGAATCGTTTCGTTTCCACTTCTATAATAACCTTTATATTCACCAGTTATTAAATCTTTTTCACAAGTAACTGCACCATTTGGAATAAAACTTGCATACAAAGGAGCTAATTCTACTTTATAATCCATATTAGCAAGTTCTAATATTTCATTAGGAGTTTTAGCTTTTTCTACAATAGTTCCTAAACCATGCCAAGGAAGTTCTTTTAAACTATAAAAACTATAAGTTCCTCTAATTTCGTTATAATTTATATTATCCATAATTGCAATTTATTTAAATATAGCAGTTGTTGATGTATTTTCAGTAATATTTAAATCAGCTATAATCTCTTCATATTCCGAAAGATTTTCATAAACAGTTTCTACATCAGCTTCTTCTCGTTTATTAACAATTATATTTTCACATTCTTCTCTACTTTTTATAAGTTCTTTTGCATAAGTTTTATTTAAAGACTTTTTAATGTCTTTAATTTCATATTCATAATTATTACATTTACTAATAAAATCTCTATAATCTACGATTGGAATTTTTAAAGTAAGTTCTACATTAATTAGATTATCTATTATATCAACTTGATTATAACTATAATCTTCATTTTCTACTTTATCAATAACAAATTCCAATTTTCTATCATCATAATCTATACTTTTGCTATCTTTTGTATAAACTGTAAAGTCAGGATATTTAAGTTTATAATTTGTATTAGATTTTATACCATATATTTTAAGAGTTTCTACGATATTATTTTTAATAAGTTGTATAGTATTTTCTCTACTTGCTATTTTATTTTTTAATCTTTCTTGTTCATTTTTTACATATTCTTTTTCATATTTATATCTATCTATAATATATTTATAATTTCTAAGTTTATTTTCAAGTTCACTTTCATTAATAGATAATTTTTCTGCAATTTCGGGAGTTATTTCACCTTCATTATCTTCAATAATAGAAAGAATATCTTCGTATTCTTTTGCTATATCAAATATATTTTTATCCATGTTTTAATCTTTATTATTAAATTTAATAGTTGTTTGTTCTATAAATTTACATTTTCGTTTAACTTCATTATAAGAAGTAATACGACATCTTATACATAATTCATCAATAGTTTTTATAAGATATGCAACTTCATTTGATGAATAAGTTGGAATCTCTTTTACAACAATATATTTACTATCTAAAGTCTCAATATATTGATATAATTGAGATTTATTATCTATATCATGTAGTACAATATCTTTTTTAATATCATCTTTTAATTCAATATAATCTTTAAATGAAATATAAGTTTCAACTGTTTTTAATTCATTATCTTTCATAATTATTATTTATATAATCAACAATATTATATGCTACTTCTGTAGCATATTCATATAAGTTTTGAAAAGTACTATTATTTTCAATAACATAATTCCATTCTACACAATCATCTAAATCTGTTTCAGTACAATGTTTTCTAAATGATTCATTATTATCTTTTATATTTCTATTAATTCTAATAAATATAACATCTTTTCTATTTTTAACTCTATTATATTCATCTTTAAGTCTTAAATCTGTAACTATAGCAATATTTTTATTAAATATATCTTTATATACTCCTACCCTACCTAATAAAGAATCTATAAAGAAATAAGGATTATCTTTTCTTACAATATCCCCAAAATAAATAAGAAGTTCTCTTATTGTAAGATTTTTACCATTAATTTTATAACAACTTTTTGAACGTTTAAATAAATCTATATTTAAATATTTAGAATCAATACCTATTAAACCTGCTACAGAATCTTTTAATGGTTCTGCTAAAGCAGTAAAATATATACTATTAAATATAGATTTTACATCATCTCCGTTATCAATTCTTTCAACAATATTCATAAAATTATTGATATTCGGATGATAATTAGCTTTATTAGGATTTGTGATATAATGTAATACATGTCCTAACATGATACCAAATGTATCTTTTCCACTACCAGCTTTACCATTAATGAATATTATCATTTTCTATATTTATTTCTTGTCTTTCAAATTGTCCAGATAAAACACGTTTTGCAGCTTCTAATTTAATAGCTTTTGAAGTATTAGAATCAATATTTTTAGAACATATTCTAAATGCTTCTCTTGCTACTAAATCATTTCCTCGTGTCTTACCATATTTATTATTTATTATATCAAGTAATTCATTAAGACTTTTATTTTCTATTTCATCTCTTGTCATATTAATTTAATTCTTATTTTCATCTAAATGTTTATGATAATTATATAAAGTTTCAAATGTATCATTATATAGACTTGCATCAAAATCTTTATATAAAACTTTTATATGTTTATCTAATATATCTGTTATAGAACTACAAACTTTAATTTCTTCCAAAGTTACTTTAGAATTATCTTTAAGGAACAATTCTATATTTTTGTCACTAACTTTAATATCTTTTAAAGCCTGTCGAATAATCTCTTTAAATTCAGCTTTAGAAATCATAATATTTAGAATAATTTATTTTTAATAATGTATATACTTTATCGGATAATCTTTTAATTTGTGGATGAGCACATTTTGCACTCCGTTGAGGAATAAAACCTTTATTTTCTTTTATAATAATTCCATTAATATTATTTTCGATAGATTCTCCAACCCACATATCCATAGTTCCTGTCATATATAATTCAGTCTTTAAACCGAGTGGTAATATATCTCTCGCAAATTGTTGATTTATACCAATTTCAATAGAATCTTTATAATATTGTTCACATGTAACATAACCATCTGTTTCTATTTCATTAAATGCAATTATTGAACTAGAAGTTTCTTTACTTCTTACATAATCACTTATATTATAAGATGGTATAAATTTAATTGTATCACCAGATTTGTTATAATTTATATATCTTGTAGATTCTTGCATAGGAGCTATTTCACTATGACGTATAATTTCATTTGCTATAGCCCTATTTGTAATAAATTTAAAAGTTGAAACATATATTTCTGGAGCATTCATTAATATAATATTTGGATTAACACGTTTTAATGCATCATTTATATAAGATTTAGTATAACTTTCCGGAATATAATCTATCATAGAATAATCTATATTAAATACACTTTTTAATTCCGGTGTACAATCCCACATTTTATTAATAATAATATTCATTAAATGGTAATCATTAATGAAACTTTTTCTTACATCATTTCTTTTGCTATTAATTAACATATCTAATAAACTTCTATATGATACAGCTATATATCTTGCGTCATTAGATACTTGTATATATCTATTATAATAAATAAGTTTATAAATAATATCACTTGAAGATAAAAAGAAAGCATTTACAAGACCACCTATATCAAAATATACAAATTCATGAGCTAATATAGAAGTGTGACCATCTTTTATTCGATTTTTTACAAAATTAATATAACTATTTTCTGTAATGTTATGTTCTTTCTTAGTACATACTTTACCTATAAGTTCTATTTTTTTAAGACCTTCTTCGATAATTAATTCAACAGAATCATTAACTATTTCCATATCTTTAAAAGAATTAATTTTATTATTAATTACGAATGATAATGAGATTTGATGTGTATACAAGTCGTGTTCGTAGAATGCCCGTAAAGGCCATAAATAAGCTCTATAATCGAATATAATTTTCAAGACGAACAAATGTTCATCCGTATAAAATAATTGATTATAAGGCTTTAAAATCGGTATTAATTATCGGACTTATTTAAGTCGTTTAAGTCTATATAGGACTTGTAATGTAGCTTCATCAATAGTATCTACAATAGCAATTTGAACATTTTCTACTAAGACATTTCTTATATTCTTAGTTGAAATTCTAAATTTATTAAAATAATCTATTATATTAGTAGGTTTATCTGTTTTAGGAACAGTAATATTTATATCTCCATATAAGGCTATTGAAGTTTCAGCTAATGAATCAACTGAAGCATTCATTTGTTCTATAAATTGGTCAAGAGCTATATGTTGAGCATAAGAAGCTGTACCTGTAACATCCCAATGATATAACTTTGCACCTCCCATTACACTACGGCATTCACCTATATACTCACCAATTTTATTCTTATCTACACTCTTTAATTTTATATCTGCCATATTAGTTTCATTTTTATTAAATTATTCGTAATCTCTTATACCAATTACATTAGCATGAAAAGGTATTCCGTTTTTAGTACGTTCATAAAACTTTACAGTAGCAAATTTACCTTTATAATAATCTTTATTATTTAAAATATTAAGTTTATCTTCTACTGTACCAGTTCCATTACATTCAAATATTAAATCATTTATATCATTCAATAAAGTATAAACTATAGTAAATCCAACTTTATCATTTGGATTTCCTTTTGATTCTATATCTACAATTTCAAATTCAGAATCTTTAAACTTTTTAAGTTTCATCATTGTTTTAGGTCTTTGTCCAAAACAATAATCAGCTTTTTTATTTCGTATTACCGCACCTTCAAAACCATTTGATACAGCACATTCCATATAAGTTATAGATTCCATATCATTATTAGCTATATCACTATTAAGTACAATAATATTATAACGATTCCAAAGATAATGTTGATTTAATACTTCGTTTATAAATATTCTTCCAGCACACATATTGTAAGAAGAATGATTATTTTTATTAATATAATCTTCCCAAATTTTAAATCGTAATTTATCTCTATCTTCGTTATTAACATCTTCTATACTTAAATCAAAATTAACAAATGTTAATAATTCATTAAGAGGATTAGCTATATTTCGAGCAGCACCACCAATAGTTGTAACTTTTTCATCTTTAATATATAATTCACCATCAAATACTATATTTTTATATTGTGGAAATTGACTATAAAGATGATTAAATACTTGTTCTATATATGGAACATTGTAAACGAGACCTTCTTTAGTTTTAATTACAGAAGTATATCTTTTATCATTAATATAAATTCCTTTAGAACTAAATAAATCAGTAGGAGTATATTCTTCTAACATTATTACAGCCCTAACTCCATTAATTTTAGGTTGTATAATACATGGATAATTAAATGTGTCAATTTTAAAAGTTTGACACTTCATAGGTTTTACACAATTATTAGCATCAGTATTATATTTAGGAAGAATAGATTCTAAATGACCTATAAGATAATTTAAATCATTAATATTTTTAACATCTATATTTTGTTCTTTTATTATAGTATCTAATGATTTATATCCTTTTTTAATTTGACGATTATATGCACTTTTAAGTTCATTAGCAGCTTGTTGATAAGGAGTTGTCTCGTTCTTTTTACCTATATTTTTACCTTTTATTTTATCACTATAAGTAACAATAGGATTATCTGTATTTAATTCTCCATATGTATATTTTAATCTACAATTTTCTATATCTTCTCCGGCAGATATTACACTACCTTTCCAATACATCACTTTACCATTAATATTTCTTTTAAAAAGAACAGTAGTTTCCATAATATTTTATTTAGATTCTTTCTTATTAGGAGCTTCTTTAACTACTATACAATATTTTGGCATATTTATTCTATTCATTAAACAGTGCCAACTATCCCAAGCTGTTCTATGGTCACAAACATCTTCTAATCCAAGTTCTTTTGCACACCAACATTTATAACCATTTCTAACTACATTTCTAATTTCATCTTTAATACTTTTCGGACGAGGTAATATACTTTTTAAAAGAGCTTCTGTTTGTTCTCTATATTCTTTTTTCATTTTATCTGGAGCATTCCAAACTTCAGATTCTCCGTGAACAATTATATCTTGCGGACGTATATCATATTTATCTACAAAAGCAGCAATATGAAAAGAATTAGAACATCTTTCAGCTTCTTTAATTATAGATTTATATAAATCTTCTTCTACTGAATAAAGATTATATTCATTACCTTTAGAATCAATATTTATAAGATATATACCAAGTATACCTTTCGTTTCTCTATTCATATCTTTAATATCTTTTTAATTATTAAATCGAATTGTTCATATACTTTATTATATCCGTATTTTTTTACCATATCTGTTGGGTCTTTAGAATCATATCCTAATGTAAAATATATAGGATGTATTCCGAGAGTTTCTTCTAAATGAATCATACCTTTTATTCCAGCACTATCATTATCGAATAAACTATATATATTGTCTTTATTAGTATATTTACTTATTACTGTATGTATATCATTAGGTATATTTACTGTTTCTGATGCAGCAGATAATATCTGTATATTTTTAATATTTTTTTCAGTAATAATTCTATCAAATAAAATCTTATCTTTTATAGATTTTATTATAATAGTATAATCTGCTTTTTTTATATTATCTATATTCTCTATAGGAACTCTATTATTTGTAATAAATCTTATATCTTTTTTAGTCCTAAAAGGAAAATATAATTTTATTTTATTCGGATTAACTCTATAAGCATAACAAGGGTCACAACCTGTATATCTATAAGGAGACATACGACCATTAATATAATAACTATCTACAACTTCTACATTTTTATTAAAATATTCTTCATTAATTCCAAACTGTTCATAAAATATATAATTTAGACGATTTGGTTTACGAGAATTATATTCAATTATAGTATTATTTTTAGATAATTCTTTTTCTTCTCTTTCTTTAGCTATTATAATATCTGCATTATCTTTAGTACATGTAACAATTATGTCACTACATATATCTATAAATCCTTGTCTGCTTCTACAATCTTTATTTATAATATTTCCTACAACTTCAAATATATCTCCACTATATCTATTATCTCCAAAATCTCTTGCAATAAGTTTATCGTTATAATATTTAAATTTTAGTGAAGGACTTTTTTCATATCTATAAGAATTAAGTATTTTACAATTATCTATAATACTAATTCTTATATCTTCAATACTAATTCCAAGATATTTACTAAATACAAGTTCTTGATTAATATTCTCGATAATATATTGTTTTAAATCCATAATATCTTGAAATATTTTTAGATGCACAGTTTAATGGCCACAAGGGCGAGAAGTGTTCCGAAATTCGTATATATGAATAGTGGCGATAATATTTCTACTACCGCCACTATCTCCACTAATAATGATTTTTATAGATTAATTATAACCATCTATAATCTTTTGAACTTCGGGGTCTATACCACCATTATCAATAGGAACGCTACCATTTGCTATAGCCTTTTCTGTTTTACTTGCAGAAACATCTTTAGCTAAAACTACAGTTTCATTAGGTTCGAGAGCTATAGAAGGATTTACTTTAGGAAGTATTCTTTCAATAAATCCACGACCTACGAAATTAGGAATAGCAAGATATTTTCTTGTTCCATAATTAGCTACAAGTTTAAGATAAAATCCTACACCTTTATAATAAGGTTTTTCATCATTACCTTTAATAGTATTAAGGAAATGTGTATAGAAAGCTCGGAACTGTTTAATTCTAACTTCTGCATTAGCTTCTATATCAATTCCCGGAACAGCTTCATCATCCGTAAATCCGGGTATTCCTACCATACTATTTACAATATGTTGAAGTTGGTCAAATTGCATCTTAATAAGTCCAATTATAGACTTACGTTCTATAGGTGCACCATTATTATTAATTACAGGAACAACTTTAAACCTATGTTCGTAATAACGAGGTTTCGGGTCTTCATTAGTAGGAATTTGCTTAAAAGTAATAACTAATATAGGAATAGAATAACCAGCATATTCAAAAGTAGATTCCTGCTGAGTTTCAGGATTAATTTTAGGAGTTTCATGTTCTTCTATTCGTACATCATCTATAGTAACACGACAAAGATTTCCTATTGCCGGTTCCGGTTTCATAGTAAGACGACGTTCTACCTTTTTATCTTCAAATGTAATCATCGAACTTGAAACTTGATTCTTCATTTTTGAATTAGAATTTACATTAGTGTCCATTGTTTATATATCTTATTATAAATGACGAAAAAGAGTAGTAATTCAATTAGAATTACTACTCTTTAAATGATAGATTAATGATAGATATTAAAGAAGATTAAAGAAGATTTTCTATATCATTTTTACTATTTACCGATATATCAATATCTTCAGTTTCTACATTATTATCTTCAACTTCATTTTCTACATCTTCGTTTTTAATAGCTTCCTTCTTCTTTTCATCAGGATAACGCTTAATAACATTCTTAAGAACGAATACCCTTTCATAAGTAGTATCACCTACCGTTACAGGAATAGCTACTTCATTTTCATCTGTTACAAGTTCTACTTCATAAGCGAGCTGATAAGGAACGAGATTTGCATAGCACATTTCTTTCTTACCATCTCCTTTGTCTCGACCCATCTGGGTAGGAACATATTCCATAATACCTTTTTCTACAAGAGCGCGTTCACCAAGAGGCTGTGCATCTAAATCTTCTTGTACCATAAGGCTCCAAAGAGAAGAATAACTAAAGTTGAGAACTTTCGGAACACCAATAGTTTTATTACTGGAAGCCAGTTTAGCATCCTTAGCTGTACCCTTAGCAATAAAGAACTTTTCATCAAGACTTTCTGCATCAGGAATATAGAACATAACTACATTATCACCATTGTCTACATCCAACAGAGCTGCTGCCGAAGCATTTATAGTGAATTTGTTAATAGCACGACCAGTAACAACTTCCGGACGAGCGTCATTAGTAGTTTTCGTTCCTTTTGCAACAACGTTCAGATTAGAAAGTTTTGATGCGCTGAAAATTGACTTTTTCATAATTTTAAAATGTTTTTATTTGTTATTTAATTTAATGATAGATTGATAAATTTAATTATCATTATTAGTGGAATTTTCTATATTATTAGTAACATCAGTTACATCTTCTGCTACAACATTTTCTACAACAGCATCTTTAAATTTAAATGCTTCTGCATTTGTATAAACTTTAACAGAACCTATTTCATCGGTTTCATAAATACCATTAAGTTTATCATTTGCTATAATTCTTGCTCCAATCATTATAGACATTTTTCGAAGCATTGCTGCTGTATGACTTATCCAATTATCTTTACCTTTTACTTCTTCACCAAAACTATTGATTCCAGGATAATAACCAGCTTCAATAGCTTCTCTAAGAGTATATGGTATAGCTACAACAGATTCTTTACCATTAGAATTAATCCTTGTTAATTTAACAAGAGCGCGTCTTGTCGAAAATCTTTGTAGCATTATTTTACCAGCATCTATATCAGCTTTTAATTTAGTAGCAGATTTACCGTCATTAACAACTGTATATTTATTATTTAAAAATTCATCTCGTTCATCAAATTCAACTTCTTCATCTAACTTACCATTTCTAAGAAGTCGATAATAATAATGAATCTTATTTCCATCCTCTATAACATCAACAGCGATATTATTTTCATTAAGGACTTTTAATACAATATTAATTCCAGTATAAATAATTTCATTTTTACCACTATCCCAAATATAAATATTTTGCATAGCAGTAATAGGGTCAAGTCCAAGAGTTTTACCTTTACGAACTTTAATAACAGATAACCTATTTAACATTCTTCCAAATTGAAGAGCTTCCATAGGTTTCAAACCCATTTCAGAACCAAGCATTAAACAAGTAACTATTGCAGGAACGTTTATAGTAACGTTACCATTTTCATCTTTTTCTCCAAATTGAGCGGCAAAAGCATTATTTTTAGAAATATATTCAGCAAGTCCCTTTGCACGTTCAAGAGTTAAAATTGTACTTTCATCTTCAGTAGAATACTTAGTTACTTCATTAGTATCTTTACTACCATTAGCCTTAGTTATTGTATTTACTTGCTTGTTCATAGTCAAATGTAATAGTAATAATCATAATAACAAAATTTGCAGTAGCTTTTTTAGTAAAATATTTCGCTTATACTCGATACCCATATAGGAGTTTGTACAGTAGTAGATTGTCTTTCTATAAGTTTTTGTTTATCTCTACTTTTAACATCTTTTAGTATATCTGTATTATCTTCTTGATTTACACCTATTTTTATTGTAAAATCGTCAATATAAAGATTTATAATAACACAAACTTTATTAGGATTTGCATAATCAAATGTTTTACCTCGTGCAATTCTATTTTCATGAGTTTGAGTATTACATGAACCACCAGTTGTTATAACTTGTTCTATATTCTCTATAGTAAGACCTTCATTAAGAGATTTAACAGTAAATAGTTTATTATATGTACCATCTCGCATACCTTCTATAGCCATCTTTTTTAAAGTAGTTTTACCAATCTTTTTAGGTTCACCACTTTTAGTTCTTATAATATCACCTGTCTTACTATCATACATATATCTTGATTCAATATTATTATGATAAGCTATACTATTTTTTGGATAATAATTTGCAAGCTCTTCTGCCATTTCTACAGATTCATTAAAGCATATAGTTGGAACAGGATTTGCTTTAAGAATATCCATTACAGCTTCAATTTTAGGTCTATTAAATATAAGTATATTATTTCTATTACTTACATTTTGTTTTAATGTTTTAGCTCGTTCATATATATTATCCGGATTCCAATAAAGATTAATTTTCTTACCATAATCTGAGGATACATCCAAATCAGCATTCCAACCTTGACATTCAGCAACAATTTTACGAATTATTGTAGATTTTACAAAAGTTCTAAATCCATTAGTATCTTTAATATATTTACCGGCAAAACAGGCAATAATTAAATCAAAATCTGAATCAAAAACATTCTTATGAAATACAGAATTAACTCCTTTATAAACTCCTTTAAATATATCAAGAGTTTCATGTATAAGATTTGTATATTTAGCATATTTGAATTTATCATCATCACTTAATTCAACAGCTAAATTATATTCTACAAAATCACTTATCCATTTATTTTCAATAGCTTCTTTCTCACTTATAGTATCTATTACAGGACAATTTATAGCTTCTAATTTTTTGTTCTGTTCAGAAGTAATATTTACACCAGTTAAACAAAGAATAAATTTAGTATTTATTTTAATAATACAATCATAAATTTCATTATCAAGAAATTTATGACATTCATCAATAATTACTAAATTATAATCTATATAATCTTTTACATTTTTATATTTATTAATAAATTGATTAGAAGTTAAAAGTTCTATTTCATTTCCATATTTAGTATTTTTTATAATATTCTTTTTAGTTATATCATTAGGTACTAAAAACAGAATTTTATTATTACCATTTTTATTTATATAATTAGTAAGTATAATATCTGCTACACGAGTTTTACCAAATCTAAAAGTAAGATTTAGAGTTCCTCTACCTTTAGCATTTCTCCATTTAGAAACACATTCAGCTTGACGTTCATCTTTACTTATCATTTCTATTAAAATATTTTAAATATTCTATTTTATCTTTTATAGCAACAATTATATCACTTTTTATAGAATAACCATTTGCTACTAATTCCCAAAATAAATCTTCAAGTTCTTCAATAGTTTTATTATCTATTATAGTTTCATTATTAGGCATAACTATTAATTAAAAGGTAAATCATCAGAATCATCTTCATCAAAAGAAGTACTTATTATAGTAGGAGTATCGTTTTGATTTATACTTTCTAATAAAAATCTATTATCAACTTGAAAATCATCTATACTTCTACGTACATCTTCTTTTCGTCTATTATTAATTCTATTAGAACGATTTATAGTTTCAAATTCACCTTCTAATAAATTAGGTTTATCATTAGAAAATAAATCAAAATCTAATTGACGTTTTATAATACCTTCTTTCTTTTTATTTTCACCATTTAAAACCTTACTACATTCACGTTTATAATAACTAAAATTTAAATGATAATTATCTTTATAAATATAGTTATTAAAAGGCTCTATAGAATATTTAGCTATAATACGAGATTCTTTATTTATTGAATTATCATTATCATCTACACCATCAGAACATTGTTTTATAATAGTTCCTGTACCAGTATTACTAATATAAAATCTATTAGATTTTTGAAGTTTATCTCTAACAATTTGTCCGTCTACTATATGTTCATAATAAATAGTAAATTTACTATCACTTTTCTGACTTATACAATAATCATAAATAGCAAATTTTGAGCTATTAATATGATTCATTATAGTATCTTCATAAGGGATACTATATATAAGTTGCAAGTTAAGAGCTTTAGCGATAACTGGAGAATTATATCCTTTATTAAAAACTAAATCTTCAATAAAGAAACCTTTTCTCTTTATATAATCATCTTCTAATTCCTTTAATGCTTTCTTTTTATCTTCATCAGATTTATCATTAAAATCTGAATTAATTAATTTAGCAAGATTTTCATTAAAACCTTTTTTAACAGCTATATAATCATTAACATCTTTTCTTAAATATCTTTCATAATCTGTATATTCAAGTTCAAAACCAAGTTTAGTTTGCCAAGCATTACATATATTATAATAAGTATCTTCTAAATGATAAGGTATCTTACAAACAATACCATCTGTATTAGCAGATACAACGTTAATTCCATTAAGTTCTAATTCTTCAATTAACATAATAAGACATAATTGAAGATTTATAGTAGTTCTATAAGTACAATATGGGTCATAAAGAAAATCATTACTATCACGAAATGCACCATACATTCTATTAATAGCAATTTTAAGACCTTCAGCTTTAGTTTTTAAAGATTTAGATTCCTTAGTTAATCTATCTATTTCTTTATGTAATATTTCACTATCTTTATTAGATACTTTTTTATTTTCTAATAAAGACTTTATTTCATCAGCTTTCTTTTTATAATTTTTACTATTATGTTTAGCTTCTACTCGCGTATCAGCAGTATATTTTACTGTATTAATAAAAGCATCTTCTTGTAAATGTTCCGGTGCTATATGAAATTTAACAATTCCACGAGGATAATATGAAGCACATTATTGAATAACATTATTATCAGTAACTAACTGTCTGTTATTCCTATTAGTTTCCTAATAGATTAGACTATATCTTATACTTTACATTACCATTATCATCTATATAACGCCAAATATAACCATAAGCTGTTTTTTTATTACCATTACAACAACCTCTTATAGTTTGAGCTTTAAAAGTAGGATTATCTTTTATAACATCTTCTATACGAGAATATACTTTAATAGGTACTCCGTTTAAATCATATTGCGCAACTTGATTACTTTTAATAATAGACATATATTCTCTATACTCTTTAGTTTTATGACTTTCTTTTGAAGTATTAGAATAAATAGTTTTTAGTCTATCACTTATATAATAATCAGAAATCTTTTCATTATAAAGATTTTCAATACCTTTTGATATTTGATATTCTCTTTCTTTTTCTAATAAATTATCATTACATTCTTCAACAATTCTATAAACAAAACTATCAATACTATGTTCATTAAAATCATCCTGCATTGCATGATTAGTATGTTTATTTAATTTTAACTCTGAAAAATGTTTAGTAATTCTACTACCTATATTAGAAGTAGAGCCAATATATTCTTTATTGGTAATTTTATTAAAAATAGAATATATTCCAGATTTACCATTCATATTAGAAAATGTACCATATTCAAATTTAGAATCTGAATTAGAATATTTATTAGAATCTACTTTTACTAAATC